CCCCCACGCTCTCCTTTACAGGAAGAACGACAAAGCCGGTTTACCGGCTGAGTGTGTAGATCTTCACCTTCTTGAACCCACTTTTCCCTGGTATTGGCCAGTAAGGCCGTCGGACGTTCTCAAAGTCCTTCCAGGGGTTCTCGAACTCCACGGGCGTTCCATCCGAAACGAATGGCCGGGTTCCAGCTATCTTGAAGATATAACGTGGGTTGGCGTTAAGCCAATCGCGGTTGTCTCCCTGAGATGAACTGGGTTCGAGGTTCCGTATGTAAACGGAATAAAGGGGCGAGACGTAGTCGCCAGGATAAATGCTAATGGTTTTTAAGCCAATGTCCTGGTAAGTCTCAAAGAAGCATCCTGACCAACCCGCACGTCTTGACTGACGTGTCTCGAATCCTTCCCAGCAGTCGCTGAGGAGGTGTCCATTACCGTAACCGTCCGGCCCAAAAAGCCGTACGTCTACAGGAATAAACTCGAGAACCACAGCTGCCATTTCGTCGTTGAATTGACGATGGTAGAAATTGTGGAGGTTGAAAAGGGTCGTACCGTTCACCAGGCTCTTTTGGTAGAACGGACGAATGTTGATACCTTTGAAGTAATCAGCGCCACAAGACTCACGGAACGGCCCTTGAATGTAAGACTTCTTCTTATTGATAGAGAAGCCGCACTGTTCAAGAACCTCGATGACAAGATCGACCCCTTGTGAGGGACAAATAATGTCATCGCCGTACACACTGACTGTTTCTCCTTGGTAACACGAGGAGGTCAGTGCCCAGAATATGAGCGTTTCAAGGGGAAAGGTAAAACCATTTCCCATGCTCGAGAACATCTGGATGTCTTGTAGTTGGTCTTTGTAAAGGACCGTTCTGACACTCGATGCGGACAATAGTGAGAACCATTCCTCAGAGAGGAGGGCGCGCACTAGGCCGACCGATATAGTGTCAGACGCTGAAGAGAGGTCGAGCGTGGCTAGCTCGTTTGTTAGGCTGGAGATCTGGGCGAGCTTTCTGTTTTTGCCCTGATCTTTTGTACCTAACCCTCTCGCCTGTAACCTTCTTGCAATCCAGTCCCCGACACCGAGTTGGTACAAGGTGTCAACTGTGGGATGAGGAATCACAGATCTGAAGGTCAAGGCATTCTTAAGGACGAACTCTAGCCGCGCCGGTTCTAACCGGAACGGTATTACATCAACCTCCCAGCCATCAGAATCGATATAAGATTTGTCAACGTGGTTATCAAACCACGCAGGCATCTCCCTCACGATATCTGGCAAGCGGCCGGAGGAGTAGAGCTCGTAGCTACACGTGGGCGTTTCAGCGAACTTTTGCTGGGGGTTTGCCCTCCCCTTCTTGATGGAGCTTGTAGAGCCGGGCCCGAACCGAAAAGCAAGGTCGGAAACTTTTGGACATTCGCCAAGTACAGAATATATTTTTGCGCGAGCAAGAGAAATTACTTGCATAACGTGAGCTGGTATGTTGCATTTTCCAGTCATTCTGTAATGGCGGAATTCCGCATTCATGACCTTGCATTTGGCCTGGCTTTCCAGGAATGTTGCGTACGCTACTGCCTCTTTGTCGATGTTTAGGTCGAGAAAGGGAAGTTTTTGCCAGAAAGCAAGAGCTTGTCTGACTTCGATCAACTCGTAAACATTCGAGTCGTCAGCGTATTCCACCTGGAATTGGACTAGTGCGGAGTAGTTCTCGCTTTTTATTAAATCAGCGATCTCCGCACCAACACGTCCGCCCCGAAGGGCATGGCTCATACTGACAGTCCTCAAAAATTCGAGGGAGTCAGCAATGCCAAATTCCGTACCCCAATCATGTAACATGGTTCTTTATCCTTAAGAGGAGGGGTTGCCTAACCCATTGTCCGACCTGGCGTATTACTTCAGCCAGGATAAGCATATTACCAGGACAACAAGCAAAATCCATACTACCAATAGCTGCTCAGACATGACCGCCGTCTTAGGACGGAGAGATCAAGTTGTCGAATAGCTCCGGGATGTTGCCGGTGGTGATTGGCGCCACGCTTGTAGCAATACCGTTTAAGGCATTGCATGCAAGCTGACGGATCAGACGCCGCTCCAGGGTGGTAGAACGTTCATGGAAATATCCAACGACAGAAACGACGTTGGAATAGGCGATTTTGGGCGCTGCGGTGTAACCAGCAGCATTGGCACCACTGACGCTCTCCATAACGGGGACCGTCGCTCGGAACTCCACACGCCACATACCGTTCTTTTGAAGTTTGCACTTCGAAACGGCCGCTACGTTGGCATAGGCAGGAACGGTTGAAAGGAGTTCTCGCCATTCGGCGATAACTCCCTCAACCGTCTGCTTGACGCCAACTGGAGCTAGCGTGTGAATTACTGGAGTTCCTGCACCGTCATAGGCCACAAGATTTACTTGTGCTGACATTTTGTTGTTCCCAAAGTGGGTTGATTAAAAGCTGCTCATCTTTTGGCAGAACTCACCAATTGATGAATTAATGCAGCCGCGTTTTGCAAATGGCCAGTTGATAGTGCCTTATCCAGGTCTTTAAACCGAGGAAGAGGGACACTAAGACTGGCGTTTGCGGTTCTGTACGTTTCGTCGTGGCGGAGGGTGGCGTCCTGTTTGTTTACGTGGCGTATGTAATTAGATCCGGGAACCTGACAATAAATATAGTGAGGAAGACCGTTTCCATTTGCACAAACACCACTGTTTTTAACAACACGCGCTTTCCACGTTTCCGTCGTCGCGTACTTTGCTTCTAACCCGGTAAAGAACCCCATGCACGAGAGATAGTTTCCGATTGGTATAAACCAATCAACCACAAACGAGAAAGGAGTACGCTCCCAGATTATAGCAGCTGGATTTTGCAGGCCCAGCAACCTGTATTGACTTGGTGTTACCAGGATACGACATCGGTGCTGGATATACTGGCGGTAATTTACCCAGGCTCCATAACCAGAGAAATTGTACCAAAGTGTTCTCTCCTTGTGGGAGGTGACTTTGAAGTACACAGCTCTTTGGTCTGCACGTTTTTCGAAGGCTTGAATACCTTCATAGATGTCGGATATTAGCGGCTCCCAACCGTATCTCACGGCGAGGAAAGCGCCACTAATATCTTGAACCTTGAGAGCTGCAACTGCTTCCTGCTTATGCTTCTTCCTTAATCTGCCTTGCGGCAGACGGGCGAGGGCACGAAGGAATCCTGGCAGATCAAGTCTGGCTGCAGACTTCCACAGATCGAGTACGACTCGAGTGGAATTCAGAATGCCTGCAATTGTCTTCTCTGTCTCTGCGAAAGCCATACCGGCGTCAAATTCATGACCTCGGATTGCAGATTGGAGCTTACCCAAGTTTTTTAGCCAAGTATCCGGCCAGGCTCCATGAGAGGAGGAAGGATATTGATTGTACAGCCCATATGTACTAGGGCCGTACAAACTGCCGTCTTGCCTATAGGAGTCCACGCAACCAAAAAAGCCGGCCTTGACAACACATGAATAATCATTTTCGCCTATACCTGCAGAGTTACCTCCTGCAGAGACAAGGGAAAAATCATTCATAGTACGTCCAGAACCGTCAGTCCAATAATAATTGTAGTTGCGTGTCGTCATACTCGTCTCTGAAAAGAACGAGGGACAGAAAATGCAGAGGGACATCCCTC